TTTTAGCATCTCTTTTGCCTCACTAGGAGCTATATCTAGGTCCACAGCAAGCTTTTTATATCCCATACCATACATCACACCAAGACCTATCGTTTTAGCTAACCTACGGTCAATTCCTGCCATTTCTGCAGTCTGTCTATGAAAGTCTAATCCCTTTACAAACGCTTGTTGCACATCTTCTGCACCTTCATTTTTGTTTAATATTGCAAAATGTGTAAGTATTCTTGGTTCTTGTTGAGAATAATCAGCAGATAGCCAATACTCTCCTTGTTCTGGTATAAATATTTTACGTAATTCTGATCCAAATTCATTTCTTATTGGCATTTGTTGTAAATTAGGTGCATACATAGAAAATCTACCTGTAACTGTGCCACCATTATCACCACGTATTTGATTTATATGTGCGTGTAATCTACCATTGTGTATATACTTTGAAATACCATCAACAAATGTGCCTTGTAATTTATTTAAAACACGTGCTTTTGTAATCATTCGTGGTAATTCGTGTTTGTGTGTATCTAAAAAAGTTTGTGTAAAACTAGGTGCACCAAGTGCTGTGCGTGGGTATTCTAAATTTACATTATCAAATGCCTGGGCCACTGACCGTGCTGCCCAAACCTGCACTTCAGATCCAGTTATATCTTTTATACGTTTTAGATAATTTTTTTCTTTTATTTGTAACTTCTTTTTAAGAGCAAAAGCTCTTTCCATGTCAACTCTAACACCACGTTTTGTCATGTTAAATATAACACGTATAAGTCTACATTCTACATCATAAACTTTTGTTAAATCATTTTTTTCTATCTCTGTTATAAATCTTTCGTGCAAACGCCAAGTAAGTTTTGCGTCAGCTTCTGCATATTCTCCTACAAATTCTGCCGGAAGTTTATACATTTCAGCTTTGGGATCTAACCCAAGTTCTTCTGCTTTTGCTTTTAGTAATGCCTCATTTTTAAATTCACCAAGATATTCTGCTACCATGCTGTTTAAAGTAAAAGAATATCTATTTTCATTTAATAATGCAGCAGCTATCATTGTATCATGTATGTATCCTTTTATTTCTATACCTATTACATTTAACCAGCCAATATCATACTGTGCATTGTGAAATACTTTTTGTATAGACTCATCTTCGCAAACACTTTTTATATATTTTATAACTTTATCCTTATCCATGTTACCACCACCCTCATGCGCTATGGGATAATAAGCAGTAAAATCACCACTGGATATGGCAATACCTATAACAGACCCAATTTTTCTAGGCCAACCAGGTCCCATCTTTTTAAGATCTGTATCACAAGTTTCTAAATCTATGGCAACAACCTCTTTGCCTTTCATAGAAGGAAATTCTGTAGGATGTAACCACTCTGCTTTTACTTCGTCTTTTTTAAATAGATCCTGAGTCACCTATCTCCCCCGCTATTGCTGCATAACCTGCCATGTCGACAAAGTTATCTATGTTAAATTTTGCGCCTTGAATGTGTCTAGATACTTTTAACAATATCATCATCATTGCCACATCTTCAGCTGTGATATTAGCCATTGGTTTTAATTTACTATCTAAAAATAAATTCCAATATTCTGCTATTTCTGCATGATTTTTGTAAGCATCGCCGTGTGATAAATTTCTATCTCTAGATATTATTCTACTAGCTTCAGCTAGTATTTCTTCTTTCTTCATATTATAAATCCCCTTTCTTTTTGTGGGTTAATTATATGCAGAGATTTTTTAGCACGCGTAACCCCTACATAAAAAACTCGATTTGTGTCATCAGAATCAATCTCCATTTCATCCTGATTAGCGCGTGATAAATCTGTTACTAATATTACATTATCGCACTCACCACCTTTTGATTTGTGTATTGTGCTTAAATTTATTTTTGGTTTTTCTTCTAGGCCACCATGTAACTCTAAAGATTGTAAATAAGATTTTTCTGTATCACCCATAGACTTAAACGTAACATCCCAAGGTTGACCTGCATTGATTAACCCATGATGCATTGTTAATTCTTCAACATTATAAGTTTTATTTTCTTCTAACGTCTTACCACCTTTATAGCCTCTTTGTATGTGTTCGCCAACTTTTAAATTGGTGTATATTGCCATGACATCAGAATAAGATATAGAATCATATTGTAATCTTTTCCAAGCACTTACAGCTTTTATTAAATTTTCTTTTATTGGTGATTTATTATCCACGTTGTATGGTAATCCTAAATCTCTTAATGCAATTTGTAAATCATCTAACATATAACCACAGGTCGCAAGAGCAAGCCAATTACCTTCACTCATGTCAATAAAACTAGCGTCTTGATGAAATCTAACTTCTCCTTCTACATCTCTTGGTTGCCACTCTTTTGGTCTTCTTTTATTTATTCTATTTACTATATCGTGTGCAATTGCGTGAACAGACCAAGGACATCTGTAAGATTGTTTTAACACACTGACTTCACCATCCATGTTTATTAAATGCTCTACATCTGCACCCATCCATCTAAATATTGCTTGATCATCATCACCACTAACGTATACTCTTTTGCTTTTTTCCCATATCTTTTTACACATTCTCCATTGTAATTTAGTTAAATCTTGTGCCTCATCTACAATAACAACATCAAGTGGTGGTGTGTGTCCAAATTCAACAAACTGTGTTAACATATCTGTAAAATCAAATTTATTATGTGTTTGTTTATAATCCTCAAACGAACGATACGCCCACAACAATTCATTCCAAGCATAATCTAAATTAGAATTATTATAAAATTCTTGCAATTCCTGGTCTTGCATTTTTGATTTATTTATGTCTCTTAAATATTTATTATCAGTTGTAACTATGCCATTATCTTCCCAATCAGCTGATATTCTTTTTAATTCTACACCATATTTATTAGAAAATTCTGAGTAATCTTTATTATCCATAACCTCTGCTTTCGTAAATCCCATTTGTCTTTTACCAAAAGCATGCAATGTGCAAAAATAAGGCAGATCTTTATCTGTAAGATTAAATTTTGCCTTTGCTCTATCACGAGCTTCATTTGTTGCTTTTGTAGTAAAACTAACAAATGCTATTCTGTCAGGGGGTGTGCCATCTTTAAGTTCCTGGTCCACGATCCGCAGTAAGTTTTCAGTTTTACCTGTTCCAGGTGGACCTAATATTATCTTAATCTTACTGTGCATCTTCCGTCCTTTCCTACAAATATAAATTTCATCTTCAATCTTTTTTGTTCTTGTGTAAGTTGTCTGTGTATACGAGTTCCAGGTTTCCATGTCTTACGATAACTTTCACTTTTTACATCGTATACCTCAACTCTTCCTTTCTCATCAATTGCTATAAGATCTGCTGGTCCAAGACCATACAAATTTTTAAATACAAAAAATCCTTGTTCTATTAAATACAGTATGGCTATCTGTTCACTCTGCATTCCTTTTTTTAACTTTGGTAATTTAGAACGGCGTCGCATTTTGTTTCCTCACTTCATGTTCTGAGTCTTGCTCATCAAAAGATGGCACACCCCATGTATTGACACCCTTGTTTTTTAGTTTCCAAAATTTATGTTCACCTTTAATTTTACGTAATTCTGCAATAATTTGACCTGTGTTACTATAGTGTGTAAATTTATTTCTTATTAAGTATGCGTATAAATCTTGTAATCTAAAATAAATCATACCATTTTCTGTGTATGGTTTTCTAAGTAATATATCTTCTTTGACTAAGCCTTGTGACCGACCAGTACAAAACTCCTGGAGGTGAGCTAAAAACTGGCCGGACACAGATCCGTCGTTTGACACAGGAATCTTAAGAGCTGTTTGCATCTTACTATTCACTAATTGTTGCCAATCGGACGCCTTCATCAAAGGAGGCATCATGGTTAATACTTCCATGGCTCTCTTTTGAAACTTTGTTTGTATTTGTAATTCTTCTGTTGTTAATTGTAATTTAAGATCATCTTCATTGTCATCAGTAGGTATTTCTAAAAACCATATTGGTGGTTCTGTTTCTAGTTTTGATAATGCACCTAATTGTTGAGACACATTTTCTGCACCAACACCATGCTTTCTAGTTTTACATACATTTACATTACAAAAAGAATTTATTGGTTGATCTTTACATTTGTATTGATAACCTTTTTTGTTAAGTTGTGACACAACTGTAGCAACCTCTTTGTGATCTAAAGGTGGTGTCATGTATTTTTGATTGTATTCTTCTAATAATCTTTCCCAATTGTCTGGATCAAATTTTTTTGTGTATACACCAATATTAAACAAACCATTGTTGCGTGTACCAGGAGGAAAACCTTGTCCACATAGAGCCTGTAAACAAGGTGGTCCATCTTTTACAACTTCTTCATTGTTTTTTCCTCCTATGTCATCTAAATTATCTACAACGTTTCTATCGTAGATCTCATAGAATTCTTCTAATGATGCTGTCGTACCATTTTCTTTCAATGCATAACGCACTGATTTATTTCCATTGTAGTATGGTAAATTTAAAAAATTACCTAGATCGCCTTTCTCTAATGATATGCTAGATTGTTTTGGAAATATTTCTGATGAAGAATGACCTATTAATGCAGCCATTTGTGTTAATTTGTTTCTAATTAATTTTGATGCT